ATAAGATCATCAAACTGATGATGCCAAATGGGATAGAATACAGTAGCACTTGCATTGCGGATGCCTCCTTGTGAGCATGAGCGTAAATCTCCAAACCATTTCTTTAAAAATGGTATCATGCCTGTGTGCATGATTTCGCCACCACGTATGGGTGAGCCTAGTGGACGTAGTCGTCCAATCTCTAAACCAATGCCAGCACGTTTGCTGGCATACTTGGCCATCATCTCGCCACTAGCAAAAATACTATCCAGGTCATCATCACTGCGAATGAGTACGCACGAACTGAATTGCTTAGTAGGGGTACCGAGACCAGCAAGGACGGGAGTAGCAAGGGTAAATAATCCATCACTTGCGGCATTGTAGTACTCCTTTATATAACGCATACGAGCTGTGTTGGGTTCTTCTTTATGGAACACCGTTGCAGCCGCAATCATGTAACGCACTTGTGGCGTTTCGTAAATTTCTTTTGTTGAGCGATTACGCACAAGGTACTTTTCAATCAGTTGTTCCACTGCCGCATATGAATACTGTTCGTCTTTCACATGATCAATCATGTCTTCCATACGATTCCAGTCATCTTCTGAGTACCATTCTAAGAGTTCACTAGTATACAAGCCAGTGGCCACATTCCGTTTCACAATCTCATACAAGTGTGGAGGGTCATATGAACCGTATACGTCTTTGCGCAACATGGATAGTCGTTGCTTGCCTGCCACATACTGATAGTTGGTGTGACCAACGTCAGGGTTTGATTCTACGTCAATCAAGTCCACTATGGCTCTGAGTGTGATACCATCAATTTCGTTAGTTGTAATTCCGTCGTAAAAGTGAAGTTGGGCTTTGATCTCGATCATGCTTTGACTAACATCCGCTATGCCTGCACAAACCTTGGCTATTTGTGCTTGCCATTTTTCCAACGCTAGTGGTTCGCGACGCCCACTGCGTTTTTGTACTGTAATTTGCTTCATTGTTACCTAATTTGTTGTTTTATTTGCTCTTGCGTAATGCTGTGGTGGGTTTTAGAACGCCCTAGAGTGATATTTAACATCTGCTCTGGATCCCAATTCAGTATATATTTCTTTTTGTTCACTAGGACTAAATTGTCGCTATCTATCTCAATCAACACAGCATCCTGCAGATCTGGTCGATCTAGCATAGTTATAGTATACAGGATTCCTAGCCCGCGAGCAAGAGGACAATACAGATCATCACTCAATAATTGCCAAGGGTCGGGCCAAACGGCTTGATCATCCCAGTGTAAATGGTATGCTCGCCAGGGAGTTTGAAACCACCAAGCATTGATGGCATGTAGTGCTGTTTCCGCATCAGCGGTGGTGGCTTGAGTGCGGAGTTGTGCCCAACTCTCAAGCCTTTCGGCAAAAGTTCTGGGCCACATTAGGCTAGTTTTGTAACTGAATAATAAATGGTTCCGGCGGTGCCGGTACTGGTTGTCACATAATTCCAACTGACCACACTACCAGTTTCGCTAACACTAAATGTTTGTCCTGTTGATGAATTTTGTTGTCCAGAATCAGAGCCAACCATGTTTGTACCAGATGCATCTGTGCCACAAACAATAATATATGTTCCGGTTCTAACAGCAGTTCCTCGCACAATACTGTAGTCAATTTGTACTGCTCGGATAGCAGTAGCATCAAATGTCAACAATGTTCGAGCACTACTAACATTGTCGGCCAATGTGTCTGTAATTCCAGCCATACGCTGATATGTTCCCAGGGCCAATTGATTGGCGTAATTGTAAGGGGTAGCACCAGCACTGTTGTTTTGATAAAATGTAATGTCACTTACATTCATACCTAGAGCAATAGTATTATTGACACCGCTGTATGTGGTACTGAAACTAATTCTTGGATATGTTGCAGAAAATTGTGTGGTGCGTTCAAACATGTCGCCAATACTGACGTTGTTGATTGCATCAATATCAATTACAGATGTAGCAGGTAATGCGGTACCGTTAAAGTGATTGCCCACATCATAGAACACATTGTAGGCTGAACCATTGAGTCCTACGTTTACAATCACTATGCCTTCTGCATAGATGTTGTCAAAGTTGTTTTGTACAATACGGAATCCAGTTGGGCCCACTGCTGGTGCTGATGTGGAGCCCAAGTATACACCTTGATACAATGTATCAAATGCGCAGTTACTGAATGTAACTCCTTCGATTTGTTCTGCGGTGTTGGTTCCCCAGACCATGCCTGAGAAACTGGAATGATTCCATTCTATGTTGCTACACACATACCCAGGAGTGGTGTTCCAACGCACACAGGCTGTGTTGTTTACGGCAGTGGTCAATGACGAGGTAGTTTCGGGGCCTGCAATGTTTACACTTTCAAAAGAGCAATCTTGTGCCGCTTCAATGTAACAACCATCATGTATCATGTTGGTTGTGAAATTCATATCAGATATTTCAAACTTGCCCGGTGGTAATGCGCCGTTGGTACCAATATTGTCTCCAGTTTGTTGTAAACTGTCGGCGGTTCTAAAAATATAACTGGGCAAAGTAGTAGCAGTCCAGTATGCGGTATTGGTAATAGCAATGCCTATTGGTACAGTTGCCGCGCTTCGATAATAACTACTGCCATTCTTTACTAACACACCACTGGCATAAGTCACAGTATTGGTCCATGTTGAAACATAAAAAGATATGATGCTACTTTCTGGACCATCACCATACAATTTACAGTAAGGAGGTATGTTTAATGTATCGCTGATTATGTAAGTACCAGCAGGAAAATACAAACCTCTACGTATCTGGGGGTTGACTTCGCGGCAATACAATTGATACAATGCGTTGTTGATATTGGCTGTGACGTCTGTAACGCCATCTCCTGTGGCACCAAAGTCTGTGATAACCACATAACTGTCAAGTCTTGATTGTAGACTTTGACTTACAGGTGTGCTGGCGCTGGTACCAGTTTGTACTGTATACCCGGCTGATTCACCTTTATAGGTATATGCTGTAGCGGCAGCCAGAACATCGCTAAATTCTGTCAGAATTTCAGTATTACCTATAACAGGAGCACCATCGGCTAGTGTACCGTTGCCAATGAACAATTGGCGAGTGTCTGTTGCCCAACCTAATTCTGCACCGGCCAATGGGCTGGGTAGGTCTTGTGATAAACCTTTGCGTTGTGTGATTCGTGATATTTGTACAATTGCCACAGTAATAGTCCTTGCGATATTACATATTTAGCATGTAGTACTGTTCAACCTTTTTCCACCACAGGGCACGATATTTTTCAAATTCTGCACCTTCCAGCACAAATTCCTGATATTGCGGTTTTCCTATGATGTTGTGTTGTTCGTCCAAGTCAGGTTTAACACACATCAAAACTACGCCTTTACGTATTTTTGTACCGTGTAATTCGTTGTGTGCTTCTGCATAGGCACACAGTTGCACAAAGTAATCATCAATCCACTCACGCTTTTTAGGCTTGTTGGTTTGCTTGTAGTCCAGGATGGCTTCTTCATTCAAGTGTATGCCTGCGCCGTCAGTTGTACCTGCGTAAATGGAGGGAAAGTATAGCGGAACTTCAATACCCCAAAACTCACTGACATTTTTGAGTCCGTCTCTGATCACAGTTTCTGCCATCACATGGCTGGGCCAGGAGAAAGGGTTAGACCCACGCTCTTTGATAGCACCTTCTTTGACATACTGCTCAAGATAGGTATGCATACGTGTGCCACGATTTGCGGCTTCAGTTGTGATTTGTTGTGCTTTTTCTGCACCCACACGACGTCGCCATTGATTCAAGGCTTCGACTTTTTCTGGAGGTTTTGTCCGGTCCAGGATTGTGGTCACACTTGGTAAGTTGTTGCCATCTGGGGTGGCGTAATAACGCTTGCCCTCTATTGTCACGCGAGGAATTGGTTGATAATCAAATTTTGGATTGTACAAATTAAACTCTAAAACTTTCTCCGCAACCACATCGGTCACGTTCATTGGGATTGCTAAATTCAAAGCCTTCATTAAGGCCCTGGCGCACATAATCTACAGTCATGTTTTTAAGATAGATATCATCTTTGTGATTTACTAGAACCACAAAATCATTTTGTGCGTAGTTTGTAACATACTGTTCGGGCGTGTATTCCTTAACGTATTCTAACACATAAGCAAGCCCAGAGCAACCGGTAGTTTTTACCCCAAGACGAATGCCAGCGTAGTTTTTGGCTGTAACTAGTTTTTGTATTTTGTTTCGTGCGGCGTCAGTTAGCAAGATCATTTTTTTAATTTTTCTAAAGTTTTTATATATATTTTATAAAATCTAGAATTTAATTCTTCATCAAAATCATCAAGACATAACGTATCGTATAACAGTTTAAGATTTTCAATGAACTTGTTATGATCCAAAAAGTTATCTGTATCCCACAATATTATATCAGGCATCGATAAAAAAAAGTCTGTATCTGTTTGACTAAATGATACTCTATTTTTAGAGTGTCCGAATCTTCGCCAGGCAATAAAGTTTTTAGTATTGGTAAAGTAAATTTTTTTTGAATTTGGCCACAATACATTTGATTGCTGGTAGACTTCCATGTCATGGCAGCCATGAAAAAATAATCCTGGCCCGTTGCTTATAGCCACTATTTCAGGAGTTGGATCTGGACCAGACCATCTATTTCCAAAATACATTTGTCTCTCCCCTACGTCAAAATCGTTCCACGACTTAGTGATAGCATGTAAATTTAGTACAGATTCTAAATAATTTAATTTATCAACTGGTGATAGATTGCCGTCCAGTTGTTGTCTAATTAAGTCTTTATGTTGTAAATATGCCTGGTTACTTAATGCTAAACAATTTGTTAAGAATTTCCCACCGGCCCCAGGTGGGTACATTATTAAAACTGAACTATTGGAATTTTGATTATAATGCATTAACCATGCTTCTTGCGATAATCTGCTACCGCGGCTTTGATGGCGTCTTCTGCAAGGATTGAGCAGTGGATTTTGACTGGGGGGAGAGCAAGTTCTTCAGCAATCTCGCTATTGCGTATGGATCCTGCTTCCTCAAGTGTTCGACCTTTGACCCATTCTGTAACGAGGCTACTGCTGGCAATGGCCGACCCACAACCGTATGTTTTGAATTTTGCATCTGTGATAATTCCATCTGTTACTTTTATCTGTAACTTCATAACATCTCCGCAAGCAGGTGCACCAACCATACCAGTACCGACGGTATCGTCATCAGTAGCAAAACTGCCCACATTTCGGGGATTTTCATAATGATCTATAACTTTGTCTGAGTAGGCCATATTATTGTGTACAAGTTCTTTCTCTGTATATCTTACCGTCTGCTGTTTGTATTTCAGTCCACGATGTACAGGTTTGCGGTTGGCTTTGGCCATAATACGGAACAGGAGCAGGTTGTACTATAATCGGTTGTTGTACAATTACTGGAGGTTGGTTACGAGCAATCTCATATCCAATTACCCCACCAATGATTGTAGGTGCAACCCAACTGTAATTAGGTCCTGGATAGTATCCATGATGATGGTAGTGTCTGAATCCTGGTTGTGCCATTGTGGAAACAGATACAGTTAAAAAGAGTAAAGCGATAAGTCGTTTCATACAGACCTCCTGTTGTGGTAGTATACTATATTTAACGTTTTATGTCAACCTTTGGTTGACTAGTTTGGTTAGACGCCGCGGTCTTTGTTCATGGCCGATTTAGCGGCACTGGCCACAATGTCTTGGGCTTTGTTTACAGGCATAGCCACATCAGGTTGACCGGCACCTTTGAACATCAATACCCCTGTGTTTGGATCCATGGGTTCCAAAAGATTACTGAGTGGTTCTTGACTGACCACATCTGCTAGATTTTGGGGAGTAATGTTGATGTCTAGATCATTGGCCAGTTTGATAAATGCATCCTGGCTGATTTCTTTCTTGGCATTGGTATCCGTGGCACGGCCATTAAGGAACTGTACTAGGCCCGACAGTTGCGCTGGGTTAGGCGATGGCGCCATGCCCATATCAACTTCAAAGATTTTCATTATCTCTTGGCGCGGCCTAGCGAGGCAGCAGGAGGTTCAGCACCGGCTTCGGCGGCGGCGGCATCTAATGCGGCATCAGCACCCATTTCGGCGCCAGCGGCAGCACCCATGTCGCCAGCGGCCATATCAGCACCTGCGGCAGCCATGTCACCTGCACCAGCGGCAATGTCGGCACCCATGGCACCAGCGGCTGCGGCACCAGCAGGGGCCTGTCCTGTTACAACATTCAATGCGGAGTCAAGTTGTTGCTTGGCGCCTTGAATATTTTGTAGCAAGCCTGTTAGAGCGGCGGTGGCATCTGCATTAAATTGTGCGGCTTGATCAACGCCAACTTGATTCTTGATTGAATCAACAAGTGCTGGCAATTCTTTAAATTGTAATTCACTGACATCTTCCAACATGCCTTGCATTTTGTCGACCATGTCTTGCGCGGCCAACACCACTTGTGCTTGTTGTACTTCTGATTCATTGAGACGACGCATTGCACGACGCAAACGGCTTTCGGCTTGCATCATTGCGGCACCGGCTACAAGTTTTTGTTCTTCAGGATTCAATGTTTGTCCGGCAGCAGATTTCTTCAATGCGGCAGCCAGTTTAGGATCTTTTGCTATTGCACCAGCCACAGCAGGTTGTCCACCAGCGGCACCGATTGTACCAGGTTGCGCTGGAGCACCTGCTGGTGCACCAACAGTACCTGATGCAGGTGGTATAGTTGTTTCTTTTAGTCTAGCACTCAGGGCCTGTTCCATCATTACCAGTTGCAAATACTTGGGATTCGTTTCACTGTTGTGACGGGCTGTTGTACTACGATGTTCTTTTAACACACCTTGTACTTTGCCTAGCATAGCACGAGTTTGACCGCGATTTAATTGGTCAAAACGGATACGTGAACCAAAGTAACTTTCGAATACTTTGGCAATTTGTTTACTTGGCGTTGGAGCCGATAGTTCTTGCAGTTTCATTATTGAATCCTCTAATCTGTAGATATTTAGCCCGATTTACACAATTTTCTAATTCTGCGTCAACGGAATTATATAGGTCTATTTTGGGTTGAATTTTCATGTTTATAATTTCATAAAAATTTTCATGGCGTCCACGTTCGCCCACTGTCTTGCGACAGTATATATCTGCGGCCAATGCCTGTTTTTTACGGTCTAAAACCAGTATCGAATTGCTTAAATTGTACTGTTGTTGATGATCAGCAGTACACCAACTCATGGCTGTTTTTTTACTGCTAAAACAATGTATTTCTCTATCCCACGTGCTGACACTGAATCTGTTGCTATTGGGCTCGATACAGTACTTGCCAAAAACCACAATGCCTCCATCGCCGTTGTCTATTATAATAGAATCGATGTTGCGTTTGAGCTCGCGTTCGGCCCATTGTTCTAGTTTCTGATCTCGGGTCATTTTAATATGTAATGAGTAACCACATAGCCCAGGGCGGCTGTTAAGAATCCAATGACTCCCACTCCCCAACCAATCAACTGTGAGTTACGAACGTCACTCATTTTGTGTATCATGCTGTGTACATCTTGAATGGTGGCTTTTAACTCCGCTGTGTCTTGCTTGACATCATCGATACGCTGTTCTAGAGCAGTATAACGTTGAGCGCATAATTCAACGTGGGCTTCGAGACTTTTCTTTTCGATATCAGTTGTGTCAACCATGATTACTCCAATGCATTATTTACCGCAATGAACCAAATGTTTTGACCTTCGCCGTTGGTGGTAATAGTTGGCGCCAAACTCGGTTGTTCAGTGAGATTCAGCATCATAGGCACACCCTCGCAATCAACTCTAAGTCCGGCTAATGGATCTGGGTCTCCATGTATTTCAAATACCCCTTCACTTTCACTTCGAAATTCAAATTCCCATACCCCATCTTTTTCGGAAGGCACAGTAAGATCCGCAGGTTGTGTGCGTAGACTTATAATCTGTAGCAAGGTTTCCCAGTTACGTTGTTGGTTGCGTGAATGATTCCAGTCGTGTTGATTATTGACCGGTTGACCAGCACGGTCCACAAATGGAATTTCACTTGATCTGAAATGTCCGGTCACGCCAGTGAGACTGCAATCAAAAAGAGTACGGCATATGATTTTCATTCTATGAGTATTTAATGCCAAAAAGAAACCCTGGAGTTTTTACATCCAGGGTCGGGTTAACTAAAAATTAGTTATTAAGCAACCAAACTAGTGAATGTGGCCGCGTTGGACACGTTACCAGTTGGGATACCAATGTTCAACCCACCAGTTGCATTGGCTGTTTGAGCAGCCGCTACCAATGTTGCTGTTGTGTAAGCACCACTTGGGTAGATAGCAAGGTTGATTGTACCTGCTGTTGCACCTGCTTGGTAGAACGCAATTGTTCCGCCTGCACCGCCACCAGTGATACCAGCGCCAGATTGGATTGCTTGGAACACATTGTTCAAGTAACCGTTAACGTTACCAGCGTTTGTCAAAGCGCCGTTTGCTGTCAATAAGAAGAAGTCTAGCTTTGGGCCAGACAACATCACTGGGCCTTGGGCCGCGACGTTTGCTGTACCAGCGATAGAACCGTTTGCTACGTCCAGTGCAAATACTGGTTGGGTAGTACCATTTGTTTTTGTAAATGTTGCCATTTCGATTTTCCTTTAAGTTAGTGGTCCTGGAGGACCTGCTTTTATTTAGCCGAATT